CCACCACTGAGAAGTTCTTTGCCAGTGTTGAACACTGACTTACCAAAATCATAAAGATCACCTAGAAAACTCATTATGTTGTTCCTGTGCTTTGTTCATTCATGGGTGCTCCAAAGTTGTAGTTGGAGTTGGCCAAGTTAGGCACCCGATCCATTGAAGGGTCTGTGGGAAAGTACAATCTCTGATCTATGGGATTGGTCCTGCGACCAGACAGTTTGATACGCAACACATCAAATGTGCTGGTGCATATTAGACCAATGGTCACTGTTCCTGTTTGTCCACCCTGTGGTATTTCATCCACAATCTCATAGTTGTTGACAATGCCCCAGAACTTGCCCACAGGATTGTCTGTGATGTCCAACAACAAGTTTGTGGCAGGATCATATATGGCACGACGTATTTCAATGCTGGAGCCTTTGATTTTGTAGTTCAACACCTGATTGATGTTGTCTGCTGGTATGCCACTCAAACTCACAGTGATTTCTCCTGCTGTGCTACGAAGATCACTGCCTGTGGCTGTGATACCCATTAGTTGTCCCAGTGCATCATAGTCATAGTATTGTCCATCACTTTCTGGAATGGCCAACACACGGTTGCTGTCACTGAAACGTGTGATACCATAGTCTGGTATGTCCAATCTCACAAACAGATTGGTAGCAATAGCCGAATAGTTTTGTAAGTTAATCATACTAGGTTCTCATAGAATACAAATGGCCCTGACCATGACACTTGGTTTCTTGCAAATATGGTCCAGGTTGGAAATTCTGCACAAATCACTGACCAAGTGGCTGCTGGACCAATGGCCAAGGTATAGGTTGTTGTGTCACTGGGTGTTTCCAATATGGGTCTGTTGAGTTTTAGGTTAATAGGCAAACTGCCTGAACCACGCTGTAGACTTTGTGCCACACTGTACACATGACCACCTGTGCCAAGTTGCACAATGTCACCTTGACGGAAAACATATTGTCCAGATGAAAATGATGGCAATGATGTCAATGCTATGGTATCAGGATTGCTGGAACTCAAGGCCACTGTAAACTTGGCTTGATATGTGCCTGTGGGTATGCCATTGGTCTGTGCTCCATCACCAAGATAGTTGGTGAGATAGGAGTTGTAACCTGCGTTGTTGAGTTGAACAGTGCCCACAGTGAATCTATCTGCATCTTCCATGGCTTCTATGTAAGGTCTTGCATCAGACCAGCGTATACCATCAGGCAACCGTACTTCGAATCGCCATACTTGACCGCCACGATCCACAGTTCTCACTGTTTGATCACGAGTTATGGTTTGACTTACAACAGCACGTTTGTTGATGCTGATGCTTTCTGCGTAGTCGAACACATATTGAAATGCTGTTGTCATTGATTATCTCCGAGACTGTGGCATGTTTTTACTGCCTTGCATAGCCACTGCGTGTATGAAGCCAGGATCTCGGGCCACCAAGGCCTGGAAACTGGGTGCGTCTACCGCTGATATATTGTATGTAACATTGGTAACGCCGCCACCTAGATTTTGATTTGGCACCACTGTACCTGATGTGTTGGGAACAAATAATTCTGGTCCACGTTCACCCACAATGTAAGGTTTGTTTGACAGTGCAGGTCCACCATTGGCCAGGAAGCCAGGAATGATTGCTCCACCCAACAAACCACCAGATGTCTTGCCACCGCCACCAGCACCAAATGTTGGCAACAGTTGTGCTATGAGTTGGCGTACTTGACTGCGTAAGATGTCTTCCACAATGCCATTGATCAGACTGCGGAAACTTAATCTGCCTGTTTTGGCAAAGTTTACAAAGAGATCTTCTAGGCCAGATGTCAATCTATTGAATATCTGGTTGGCTTGTTTGGCAGCATTGTTGGCATCATCCGCAAAGCGTCGGAAGGCATCATTCCAACCATATGAGAACTCACGCTGTGTGGCTGCTTGTTCTTGACGTATCATACTTAAAGCCGATGACCAACCAGCAATAGAATCTATGTTATTCTTTTGTAATGCAAGATATTCTGTAATCGATTTTCGTTGTTCTGCACTGAATGCACTGGATGATAAAATGGTTTGCATGATTGCATCATTGACTTCGTGCCAACTTTTACCCAATAGACTAGTGTCACTGGTAACAATATTGATTTCTTGTTTAAGTTTTTCAAGACTGGCACCACCCAGCCCACTCTGCGCCGCACTGTTCAACAGTTGTTGACGTATAGCAGTGATCTGATTGAGTTTTTCTTCTGCGGCAATACGTTCTTTGTAGTTCATGCCTTCCATGGCAAAACGTGCTTGTTCTTGTAATACCCTGGCACCTTGTTGACCACCAAATACAACAAGATCATTGAGATTTTTCAATGCAGTCTGTTGTTGTTGTATTTCTCTAATGCGTTGCTCGGCCGCGGCTTTTTGTATTTCTGTGTTTCTTACAATGGCCTGACGTTCAGTTTCATAGGCTTCTGCACGACGAGCACGACCATCGGCATCTAGGTTTTCATAGGCCTGTTTCAATGACAACAAAGCCTGTTGACCTTGTTGTTCAATGGTGTTTTGTTCTTGTAGAATACGTTTCTGATCTTCACCAAGACTCAAACTGCGTAGTTCGAGATCCAGTTTTTCTTGTGTGGTTTGAAACTGACGATCTAGACTTTCACGTATCTTCTGTAGACTGTCCAGTTCTTTCTTGCGTTTTTCATTGATGCCATCCTGATTGCGGTTGACATTGGACTGTGCTCCAGCAGTTTTTTCTGTTTCAGCAGTGACTTCTTTTTGTGCTTGATCAATCTCTTGTGTGAGTCCAAGATATGTGGCAGCCGCGGCTCCCACAGATACCAGGGCACCAATGATTGTGACCAACTTGTTTTTGCTGACCACTTCATTCATGACTTTCAGCAGGTTAATGACCTTGACCAGGCCGGCCACAACGGCAGCACCTGTTGCGGCAATCATCACAGCAGCCAGGAGTTTCCAAACCACAACTAGGTCTTCCACTGACACTTTTAGATTGGCCAGGAGTTTGAATACAGGCTCAAAGGCCTGTGCAAATGCTATTTTTAAATCTGTAACAATGGCACCAATGTTGTCAAAGGCATTGGCTGCTGTTTCCAACACACCATTGTATTCTTCATATTTCTTGCGTTGTTCATCAAGATTGTTGGTGAACTCTTTGAGGTTCACACCCATCATTGACTTGCCTAACAAATCCATGGCCAAGGCATTGCGTGTGGATGAGTCTTCGATGCTGGCCAAAGACTTGAACACACGATCTTGTAATTCTGTTTGACTTAGTCTGCCTAGGTCACTGATGCTGATACCCAGTTGTTGAAATGCCGCAATGGTCTTTTCATTGCCTGAGTTGGCCTGTTCAATGGAGTTGGCAAATGTTTGAAACAGTCTACCAGCACTGTCAGCATTGCCACCTGACATGGCCAGGGCTTTGGATAGTCCAGTGATCTGATTGATGGCAACATCATTGGCAGCAGCCACATCAGACAATTCATCAGCAAAGCGAGCCACAGCGGCACCAGTGGCCAGGAACGCTGCCTGCAACACACCAGCCATGGTGGTCATTTTGTCAAAGAAACCACCAAAGTCTTTTTCAAGACTGTTGATTTGATTCTTTAAGTTTTGTATGTTTCTTTGAGCATCACTGGTATCAACCGTGACCTTGATTGGGACATTTTCTGCCATGATTATTTGATCCTTGCTAGTTGTTTAATACGGTTACGCAACCACTTCAATGTTGGCTCGATTATGCCCTGACCTTTTGTTTGGCTAGACCAGTTATCCTCAAGTCTCTGAGCATAAGGATAGTTGGCCTCAATGCTATTGCCAGACAACCGGGTGCGTCTGCGAGCATTGCCACTACGTATGGGCGTGTTCTTTTTGAACTCATCCAGCGTTTGTTGTGGCAATGCAGCCAAGCCCTGTTGCACCTTGTTCAACTTGGTATTGAGACCGGATGTATTGACCTGTACATCAACCTTGAGCATGGTTCTTTTCCTTGACACGTTGTATCATATCAAGCAGTTGCTCTTGATTGAGTTTGGGCACAGGGTCTCGACCACCATTCTCGGCTTTCTTTCGCTGATATTCATGAAATGCTGTGGCAGCATCCATGATCCAAAGATCAAATGTGGTTGCTCGATCCATGACTTCACTGGGGAGTAAGTGATATCTTGTGCTCATGGAGTCTAAAGTAACAATCATCATGGTTTCCGGTGACTGAGGATCTAACTCCCCATCGAGGACTTTCCCAGGATGGATACCACCTTGGCTACAACTTTGATTAAGATATCGGTGGGAAGCATTGCTTCTTCTGCGATGATTTCACGACCTTCTTCATCCAGAATCAATGCTCGAATAATAGTGATGATCTTGCCCATGTCACGCTCTTGTAGTTGAGCCAGTTTCATGAACACATCAAGGGGTTGTCGGTCCCAAGTCCAGAACTCAATGGGTTCACCATGAGTGTTGATGACTTCTTCATCA